TACAAGTATTACAGGATCAGCCATTACAAGAGGTGGTGGCGGTGGTGGTGGAAAAGATGATAATCAACCAAATGGTGGAGGAAGTGGTGATGGTGGATCAGGCGGTGGAGGAAGAGGTGCTAGTAGTGATGGTAGTCCAAGAACTGCAGAAGCTGGAGAAGCTAATACAGGTGGTGGTGGCGGTGGAATAGCCAGATCTGGTGCAGGTAGATGTGGACAAAACGGTGGTAGCGGAATTGTAGTTATAAGATATAAAAAAAGGTAGATAATGAGTGAAGTAAAAGTAAATAAAATTAGTCCAAGAACAAATTGTGGTACAGTTCAATTAGGAGATAGTGGTGACACTATTACAATTCCTAGTGGTGCAACTATATCAAACTCTGGTACTGCATCAGGTTTTGGTTCTACAGGTGAAGTATCTTGGAATACAACAAAAATTACAGCAGATCCAGGACCCGCGGTTTCTGGTGTTGGATATTTTACAGATACATCTGGAGGAGCATTTAACGTAACTCTTCCATCAAGTCCAAGTGCAGGTGCAGTTATAGCAGTGGCAGATTATGCAAATAATTGGTCAACAGCTAATGTAACTATTTTAAGAAATGGATCTAATATTGAAGGTGAAGCATCAAATTTTGTTTGTAATCAAAATGGATCTGTTATTAGTTTTGTATATGTAGATGCTACTAAAGGTTGGATTTGTACTACTTCAGGAAATAGTGATCAAGCTTTTGGTAGTCCTTTTCTAACAGCTACAGGAGGGACAATAACAACTTCTGGTAATTGTAAAATACACACTTTCACAGGGCCAGGAACTTTTACAGTTTGCTCAATAGGAGGGACTGGTGCTAACAATGTAGTTTCTTACGTAGTAGTAGGTGGCGGTGGAGCTGGAGGTTTAAATATTCCTAATAATACTGGTATGGGAGGCGGTGGTGGAGCTGGAGGTTATAGAGAAGCTAAATCTCCTGTCACTCCATACACAGCTAGTCCTTTAGATGGTAGTCCAAGTGCACCTAATTTAATTACAGTTTCAGCACAATCTTATCCAATAACAGTTGGAGCAGGTGGAGCAGGAATTACATATCCATCTAATTCAGATGCTCCTGCTAATCCTGGAAATAATTCAGTTTTTGATACAATTACATCAGCCGGTGGTGGTGGGGGTGGAAATCTTATTTCGTCTAGTGATCACAATTCAGGTGCTAATGGTGGTTCAGGTGGAGGTTCAAGTCAAGTTTTAGATAATTCTGGAACACCATCAGGAGGATCAGGTAACACTCCACCAGTCAGTCCACCTTAAGGACAACCTGGTGGTGGTTCTGGACCAAATAATATCAATGGCTCTGGTGGTGGCGGTGGTGCTGGTGGTGCTGGAGCAAATGGTGTAGGACCACAACCAAATGGTACTGGAGGTGCTGGAGGTGCTGGAGTAGCATCTTCTATAACAGGATCACCAGTAGGATATGCAGGCGGTGGTGGTGGAGCAGGTTCTGCAAATAAAGGAGCTGCAAATCCAGTTGGAGGTGGAGGTCGAGGAATGGCAAATCCAGATGGACCTCATGCTGATAATGTTGGACAAGATGGTACAGCCAATACTGGTGGAGGTGGTGGTGGTATGACAGGACCAAATCCAGCATATTGTGCACCCTCAAATGGTAGTTTTTCTGGTGGATCAGGAATTGTTATTATTAGGTACAAATTTCAATAGTTGAATGATAATTAAAATTAATATATAAGGAGAAACATTATGGCACATTTTGCAAAACTAGGAGCTAACGGAAAAGTTATTCAGATATTAACACTTGATAACAAAGACATGAAAAATGCTGATGGTGTTGAAGATGAATCTGTAGGTCAACAATATTTAGAATTACATAATAACTGGCCTGCACAAATGTGGATTCAAACGTCTTACAATACACAAGGTAATAAACATAACTCAGGCGATAACTCTAAAGCATTTAGAGGAAACTACGCAGGCATAGGTTATGAGTGGGACGAAGATAATCAAATCTTCTGGCCTAAAAAACCATATGCTTCTTGGGTAAAAAACACAACTGATGCTAGATGGCAATCACCAATTGGTGATGCTCCTGCATTAACTGCAGAACAAACTTCACAAAATGAAGCTCAAACACATGCTTGGTATTATGCTTGGAATGAAGCAAATCAATCTTGGGACTTGACAGACGGAGCAGCATAATTTATACCTGGTGGTGGTATGCAAAAGAAAGTATTAAGCGAACAAGCGTTATATTACGGTGATATATCAATGCCTAAAGATTGGGACATTGACCGAGATAAATTATCAGGTGACATTTTACAATCAGTAATTCAAAACAAAGATTTTCCGTTTTCACGAACTTGGGATATGTTAAATACTTATATGAGAGATCATATACAGTTAGAATATGGATTTACTTTAATCAACAAAGAAACGTGGGGTAACATCTATAAACCTAGCGAGACTACAATTCCATTATTGAATATAGATCCAGTAGATTTACGTAACTCTCCAGACTTTACATTATTGTATGGTGTAAAAGTTGATAAGTGTTGGGTTCGAATATATTATGAAGATAACAGACGTAAAGGTAGAAGCTGGGATATACCATTAGAAAATAATAAATTTATAATGTTTCCATCAACTAATATGTATTACTTAACTAATAGTCAAAAAGATAGTTTAAATTTTGTACAAACTATAACGTATGAATACACATAATTTTATAGAGGAGTACAAACTACCCATTAGAGTTTGTGATAATTTGTTAAAGTATTATCAAAAAAATACTGAATATAAATTCAATAGAACTGATTTAAAAGACACTACTGAAGTTCATTTTTTTAATGATTCTAATGATAAAACAATTAAATATTTTTTTAATGAGTTGGTTTTATGTGTAATAAATTATGTTAATAAATATAAAATACAAAACTCTATTAAAACAAATAAAACAAATAAAATTCAACATTACAAATCAAAAACAGGTTTTCTTACATTACATTCCGAAAGAACTAAAGAATATCCAACTAGAGAACTAGTTTATATGTTATATTTAAATACAGTAAAGGATGGGGGAGGAACCGAGTTTCCTTTTCAAAATAAAATATTTTCTGCTAAAAAAGGAAGTCTTATTATATGGCCTGCAGGATTTACTCATCCTCATAAGGGAATTGTTTCTTCTACAGAAGAAAAATATATTGTTACAGGTTGGTTTGATATCATATGAATTTATCTAATTATTATTGGTATTTTAGTAGTGCATTAACACCTAGATTTTGTGACGATGTAATAGCATATGCTAACGAACAAAAAGAAGTTATGGGCCTAACTGGCGGATATGGTGATAGAAAATTAAACAAGCAAGAAGTACTAGATTTAAAAAGAAAAAGAAATTCTGATTTAGTATGGCTTAATGATACTTGGATATATAAAGAATTACATCCATATGTTCATGAAGCTAATAGAATGGCTGGTTGGAACTTTGAATGGGATAGATCTGAATCGTGTCAGTTTACAAAATATAAATTAAATCAATATTACGATTGGCACTGTGACGGTTGGGATAAACCTTATGATAAACCAAATACACCAGATCATGGTAAAATTAGAAAACTATCTATGACTTGTCAGTTAACAGATGGTTCAGAATATAGAGGTGGTGAATTAGAATTTGATTTTAGAAACTATGATCCACATATGCGAGACGAATCAAAACATAGAATACAATGCAAAGAGATACTACCTAAAGGATCTATTATTGTATTTCCTTCTTTTGTTTGGCATAGAGTTAAACCCGTAACCGCTGGTACAAGATATAGTCTTGTTGTTTGGCATACAGGAAATCCGTTTAGATAATATGAATTTTATATATAACATACCAAAAGCATACCCTAAAAAATCTTGTAACAAACTTATTGATTGGTTTGAAAAAAACATTGATATTGCTACACCAGGAACGGCTGAAAATAAAAAACTTAATGATTTAGAAATTAATTTACAAGTTAAACACAAAGATGATTATTTTGGTTTAGGAAAAACATTAATTAAAGGTATTAAAAAATTTAAAAAAGCTTTTCCTCATGTAGATAAATATATTGGAAAATGGAATCTTAATCCATCTATGCAACTTATGAAATACAAACCAAATAATTATTATAATATTATACACTGTGAAAATAGTGGTTTACCTGAACATTTTAAAAGAGTGTTTGCTTTTATGATATTTTTAAACGATATAAAAAAAGGCGGTGGAACTAAATTTATATATCAAAATTTTGTTGCTAAACCAGAGGCTGGTGATTTTTATATATGGCCGGCTTATTGGACACATTTACATCAAGGCGTAAATGCACCAAAAGAAAACAAATACATAATAACGGGATGGGTAGAGTATGTACATTAACAATTATTTTAACACAACTATTTGGACAGAACAAAAACCAGAATTTATAAAATCATTAAACAAAGCAAGTAATAAATATATTGCTGATGCTCGAAAGAGAGAGAAGGCTTGGATAAAAAAACGTGGTGATTTTGGTAGATCTTTTCATTCAACACCATTAACATTTGACAACGACTTTTTAGATTTTAGAAATTACGTTGGTCAAAAATCTTGGGAGTATTTAGATCACCAAGGTTATGATATGTCACAATATCAAACTATGTTTAGTGAGCTATGGGTACAAGAGTTTGCTAAAAAAGGCGGTGGTCACCACTCTGCACACATACATTGGAATCAACATGTATCGGGTTTTTATTTTTTAAAATGCAGTGATAAAACATCATACCCTATTTTTCATGAACCAAGAACAGGTGCACGTGCAACTAAATTAAAAATAAAAGATCAAAAAGGTATTTTTGGAGGTACAGAGTTAATTAATTTTAGACCTGCACCAGGCACATTAATTATTTTTCCTGGATATTTAGAACATGAATATGCTGTAGATTATGGTATTGAACCTTTTAGATTTATACATTGGAATATACAAGCTGTACCGAAAGAAATGGCTAGAGATGTATAATATATTTAGTCATTATTTACATGAAGAATTGTTTTCTTTAGATACTAAAAAAATAAAAAAAGAAATATTTACTATAAAATCTAAAGATAAAGGAAGAACTATAAGTAATTATGGTGGTTGGCAAAGTAAAGATTTTGAAAAGATAAATAAAAACTTTAAAAGTTTATTTGATAATATTAATGCCTCTGTGAAAAAAGTAGAAAAATATTTAAATTTAAAAAGACAATTATCTCTAGCAAACTATTGGTGTAATATAAATTATTTTGGTTCTTTTAATAGACCTCACACTCACATAGGCAGCCTAATATCTGGCGTGTATTATATAGACGTATATGAAAATTCTGGAAATATAGTTTTTACGAATAAAAACCTTGATCCTCACTATAAAAAAGTAAATGCTTTTAATGAATATAATTCATCAACTTGGACCGTAAAACCAAAAGAAAATTTATGTATTTTATTTCCATCTTATTTAAAACATTATGTTGAACCTAATTTTAATAAAAAAGAAAGAATTAGTATAAGTTTTAATTATGATTAAAATAAAAAATAATTTTTTACCAAAACAATTATTAAAAGAAATAAATTATCTTGTAACTGATTATTCGTTTCCTTGGTACTATCACCCATTTGTTGTTGATGATAATATCAAAGGAAAAGAAATGTATTTTACACATATATTGTTTAGAGAAGATATGGTTAACAGTTCGTTTTATGAAAAAATAATGTCTAACTTTTTAAAAAAATTAAATATTAAAAAGTTAAGAAGAGCTAAATTAAATTTATATCCTTTTACAAATAAATTAATAAAACATGGTTGGCATACAGATTCAGAAATCTCAAACAAAGTAGCTTTGTTTTATTTAAATCAAAATAATGGTTTTACTTTTTTTAAAAATCCAAATAAAAAAATAGAATCTAATTCTAATAAATGTGTATTGTTTGATAGTGATATAGTGCATAGAAGCACTAACTGCACTGATACATTATGTAGAATAACACTAAATATAAATTATGACTAATTTTAAAGTAATTGATAATTTTTTAGATAAAAAAGTTTTTAAAGAAATACAAGAAGGTATTTTAGAAAACACTTATTTCCCTTGGTACTTTTCTAACTATGTGGATTATCATGGTGAAAAAGGTCTTGATAGAACTCAGTATAGCCATGTGTTTTATCAAAAACATGGTCCTAATTCTAGTCACATTGATTTACTAAATCCAATTATAGAAAAATTAAAATGTATTTCATTAATAAAAATAAAAGTAAATAGCACCTATTACACCGATAAAATTAAAGAAGGAACATTTCATGTTGACAATAATCATAAAGGAACAACGACAGCTGTATATTATATAAATACAAATGATGGTTACACTAAATTTAAAAAAAACAAAAAG